GGATATATGAGCGGTCACATCGTCATGACCTGGCCGGCACGTTGGTTCGACGTGTCACTCAGTCGCCATGCATGCTTGTAGTACAGGTAGTAGTCGCAGGTGTCCGAGTAGTGCGGTGCGTTCTCCTGAGGAAACGCCTCGTCTCGCTCGGCAGACTTATCCTTGGTATAGTCTGGCTTGATGTCACACCCCTGGATTGAAGTGATGACGTTGAGACAGGCCACCTCATTGATCCGAAGCTTAGGTAGGCGTGGATCCTCCTCGTCCATCATCGTCTCCATGAAGGCGAATCGCTCCTTGTGGTGCTTGGTGGCCACACCAGTGGGCACCATGATCTCAGCACCCCATCCGCGCATCTCAAATCGCTTTCGAATGATTGTGAAGATATCATCCTCATCGAACGGGTTGCGATCTCGGCCACGTGGTTCACCCCATAGCCGGATGTACTTGAACTCCTGATCCTTGAAGTGATGGCAGATGTCATCCACCAGCTTCTTGATCTTACCCTCGTCCTTCAGGTGGAACTGGCGCACACAACGCTCCACAAAGTCCTGCTCCTGCCATACGCTGGCACAGTTGAATTTACCTGAGAAGTCGAAAGACATCTCCAGTAACTCATTACGCCGCACATCGAGCATGTTGCCGAGCGGATCCATGGGCGGCTTATACTGGTGCCGCTTCTCATTGAAGCGGTGATAGAAGCCATTGGGTAGTTTCTTGAGGCGAACGTTCTCCACCTCAATCAAGTAGTCCAGGTGGCTACTGGTGGCCTTTTGAGTTTTGAACCATTCCTTGCCCAGCACGACCCCATTATCCTTTGCGCTGGCCCACATGAAAAGGAAATCATCCGGTGCGCTCAGGGCCTTTTCTTCCATCTCCATAACCCATTGGCCATCGCTTTTGCGAGGCTGTGAGGTGAGGATAAAAATGGAATGATGCATCGGCGTATTGAACCGATACAGATTGCCCCGTACCATTTTGAGCAGTACCTTTTCCCAAAAAGACCGCTTTACAAAAGCGGCCTCGTCCACAATGCCAGCATCGTAAGAGCCGCCGCGTTGGCTGTCAGGCTTGGCAGCGCTCAAAATGACCACCGTGAAGCCGTTCCAGAAGGTGATCACGTTGTCAAATTTCTTAACCGGGCTGATTGGTCGCTTAAACCACTTACACTTTGAGTTCAAACCCCAAGGATCCTTCCCGATCACAAAGTGCTTGTCCTCGTGGAGGCCCATTTCCGCCAGCTTTTCCAGCACCGGTGGCAGCGTGGAATTCTTTACCTGCTCCAGCGTTGTGGACGAAAAAAACACCTTTGCCCTGGGCATCGCCTTGAGCAAAAAGAGCAGAATCAGTGCTATGAGCGTGGATTTCCCAAAACCGCGACCGGCTACGCAGGTCTTAATTTTTTGGAGAGCAGTTACGAAGGCGATTTGCTTCGGATTGAAATACACCTGTTTTTTACTAGTCTTCATCCTCCTCCGCCTCCTCCGGATCGTCGTATTCATCCGGCCACTCCTCAGCGTCTTCGATATCGGGATTTTGGGCGTTCAAAAACGCCTGAGGATCCGAAGTGATTTCAATTTCCGGGATCGTAAGATCATCCGGATTGATCACGCTCATTTCGGGCTGGTCAAGCCCTTCGATTTTGGCGGCCTGAGCATAGAGTTTGCCTGCCAACTCCATCCACTCCAGGTCTGCACCTTCATGTTCAATATCGTTGCCCTCCTTATCCTGAGCTGTGTATTTGAAGACCGCTTTTTTCTGGGCCACATCGGCCATCAGGTACAGTTTTTCCAAAAGGATGGCCCGCCGCAAATCCTTATTTTTTTGAACAAAAGGACTGAAAAGCGTATAAATATCCCGCATCAATTTATTCGCCCGGTGCCAGGTATCAGCACCTTCCACCGTCTCCATGATTGCCTTCATGGCCACCGATTCGCGCAGCTCATCGAACACCAGGTGATAAGCCGCCTGGAGCTGACGGTAGTAGGTTTCGTCCTGGTCATTCAGCACAAAACGTTCCGGCTCGATCATGTGCATCCGGATGCGATCAATCCGATCAGCCTTCCCGAAGTCGGCCTGGCTGTATATTTTTATCGTGGATTGATTTTTGGACACGTTCAAGGTGGTTTTGGAGTTCGCGGAGCTTCATTTCCGCCAGGGTCAGCTTTTTGGTTGCCTGGGCATCATTTTCGAGCGATTTCAGGGCTAATTCTTTGGCCTCCTTCGATTTCCTACTTATGTTTGATCTGAGCGATGCCCGAAGCGCAAGTAGCTTGAATGCGTCCTCAGGCACGGGATATTTCTCGTTTGCAGCTGGCACATGGCCAAGCGTTTTGTATTCCCTCATCTGCTGCCGGACGTGCTCGATGCGGCGTTGCACAGCCTGGATCGCCTCGCTCACTTCCCGGCGCTCCGAATCCGTTCCACAGCTGTGGAATGAATTGCTCATCTTCCTCCGCTGCCCAAAAAGCGTCGCCTGCTGCCGGTAGAAATCAGCCAGTACCGCATCGCCGCCATCCTCGATTTCCACCTCAATACTCGCGTCCACCTCGCTGATCAGCGCGGGTGTCTCGTCTTCAGGCGGCTCCAACTTCTCTAGCTCGCGGTCCAAAATCAGCCGATTCCCTTCCGTTTGCTGCATGCTGAGTATGCGTAGCAGCACGTGGTCGGGCTTCGCTTTCCTCAAAGCCTCGAGCGCCTCCTGGTAGCTCATGCGCCTACGGCCACTTGCTGCTGGCCAGCAGGGTTTTCATCCAGCTTAGTGATTTCGATATCACGGAAGCCCCATTTAATTCCTTCGCCCCATCCATTCACCCGGTGCACATACTGCAAGGGTTTTAGGAGGATGGACCGCTTTACCGGCGTTTTGATCGCCACATACATGGCGAATGCGTTTCGGATCTCCGAGCCGCTGGATAGTTTGCCTTGGGTCTGTATTGCTGCGAGTGTCGGGTGAATCCCCTGGGCACTTATGTTCGCATCGTTCGATTTCTCGAACAGATCTAACAGCGCCTTATCTTTCAGGTCCACATTGAGCGGCGTGACCTTGATTCCTGGGAAATCCTTCCCAAGCTGCTTGTTCATCTCGTACTCCGTGATCAGCGCGCGACCGGTCTGCTCATATCCCGCCAAAAAGGCATTTAGCTTTTGCAAAAACTCCTGCTTAGCGGCGGTCTCCTTCGCCTTCGCGTCCGTTTTCTCTTTCTGCGTGTTTGCGGCACTGGTATAATCCCAGAAGTAGTCCTTCGGGATTTCTATATGCCAGCGGATGGTGTACCCGTTCCTCAAGTTGTTGATGTGGAAAATGGGAATTGCATTGGCGCATTCGATCCAGGCGCGGCCACCCCACCAGGTGGGGATGCCCAGGTACTCATCGCTGAGCACGTCGTCCATGAGGTGCAGGACGAATTTTCTTTGCTTGCGGACTTCGCCGGCATAGTTGCTGATCTGAATTGGCGCGTACTCCTTTTTTCGGAATTCCTTCCAATTGCCGCTCCAGTACCAATTCAAAATCCGGCCCCTTTCGGTCATCTTTTCAGGCCGCACGTGTCGCCCTTCCAAGGCCTTCACAGAGAATATTTTCCCCGCCTTGTCGCGGACTACCTCACTGAAGGTGTTGGAATGATAGATGAGGTTCCTACAAGCTTTCAGCAGGTAACTCTCGATATCCTGCCCACCGTTTTTTTCAGGCAGTTCATCCAACCAGGCTTTTGCGGCGGCGGGCATCTGCACCTCCTCAATGCTGCGTTTGCCTTCCACGAAGCGTTCCCGATAGCACATCAATCCGCCGCCAACGGTGATATCCCGTTTGGTGGCCATAAGCTCTGGGACGATATTATTGTCCAGGACAAGTGCCTCACGTTCCTGGGGGAGGAGGTTGTTCGCCCCCCAGCTCCAAATGTCAGCGGATCCGCCGTTGCCATAGGTTATGCGCATCTTTTTCCCTCCGTTTCCCGCCCGATCCGTCACGGATGGCGTGGGGGCTGCAAAACTTATCAGATCGCCCGTCCCGGGTAGGAAGTAGGCGTTTTCAGTGATTTGTTGGGGTTCTTGGCTCATTTAGTGTTTCACTTTGTAGAGGTTCCAGCCGATGATGTGGCTGATAAGTGGCGTGATATACTGCCCGCTCGTGGTGTCGGTCATTGGAAGGCTGCCTTTTTCGGTGTGCAGCACCGTGGCTTTGGGCCGCTTGATCTGCCGCGTACCCACGTGCTGGTGATGGCCGTCCAGAGGCGCTCCGTAGCGCGCACTGGATACCACTTTCACGCTGCCGGCATGTTTCCCGCCTGCGCGCACGAAGGCCAGCCAGAAGGGTTTCAGTGAGTCGTTTCGGATTTCAGCTAAAACTTGCTGTAAGCTGATTTCGCCACGCCAGGGTATGTTTTTGGGGTCCATGCAGCAAAAGTGCTTTGTGCTCGCGCGGGCGGGTAGGACACGAAGCCCTAAATCCCCGCATCCACCCGCACGGTGTTCAAATCATTACCTACACTCTCGATATCCAGATACGAGACATTCAGCCTCGATTGCCATCCAGATATCTCTGTTCTGAAAGCGCTGAACTCAGCCGCAAGCATCATGAATACCTCCAGGTTAGCCTCAGCCGCCGGACTAGCCGCCGACGATGCACCCAGGGCACTGGCATTCGGCGTGGTTGTGAATCCGCCATCCGCGAAGCCACGACGGCGCACCATCTCCAGCGCGGCCACCTGCGGCCCCCACACCGGGTGCTGCGTCATCCACGGCGGACTTACCCACTCATTGGCGTGGACAATGCCAACCGGGCGATGCCCAGTATTGTCCGGTGCTATGCCCTTGCCCGGGCCAGTGTATCCACCACCCGCGAATTTCGTGTTGGCTATGACCGCAATTTGTGCCGCACCCGCTACACCTGCAGCGATGGCAGCAAAAGGATTTGGAAGCGCTTTTACAACAGCCAATGCCGCAGCGATCGTGGCTTCAATCAGTGCCGTTCGTTTGCGTTTGACCGCCGCTTCCTTTTCTATTGCAGCTTTTTTAGCCTCGTATTCCTTGTTTATTCGGTTAAGGGCTTGCTGGTTTCCATCAGCGGCCTTCCGTTTCGCTTCGTACTCCTTGTCCAGGGCCGATATTGCCTCGTCGGTTTCGGCTTGGATGGCATTTTGCCTGATTTGAATAACCCCTGAAGCAATTGAGGCCGCAGCAGAAAGTGAAGCACTTTTAATATCTTCATCCCTTTGGTCTGAGGCCTTTTTCTCTGCTGCGAGCTGCTCAGCGGTTTTCTTTTCGGATAGGCTTTTTTGGAAAGCGGCAAGTTCCTCCGCCGACAACTTCCCTTGTTCCAACACAAACTGGTTGAAATCAATGATGGCTAGCCTATCCTCATCTCTGGCCCCGGGAGGTTTGCTCAGGCTCGTGCCAAACCCGAGCTGCCGAGTGATATCCTCCTCACTGGGCGGAGCTTCCGCCCTTGGATTTTTAATTCGCTCGATGCGAGCTTCGAGGGCTTCCAGTGCCTTCTCGGCCACCTGAAGCTGCCGGATCAGCGGCTCGAGCGCCTTGCTTTCGCCTGGCGTGGCTTCTATCTCCTTCTGGACATCGGCGATCTGTTTGCGCAGGAAGGCCAGGCTTCCCGCCGCAGCTTCAGCATCCTTTTTTGCCTTTTCGGTTGGGCTGCCACCGGCACCTGCTGCTGCGGCTCGTGCAGCAGCCTCCTTTTCAAGCCGTTCCTGCTCCGCTTTAGCCGCGGCTTCTGCCGCCGTGGCGGTATTGAAAAGGGAATTCGCGAATTGATCCTGCTCCTGCGTGAACTGTAGCTGTTTCGCCGATAGCTTCTCCAGGGCCTCTCGAAGTGCATCAACCCTCGATGCGGCAGTTTCGCCGCGTGTAGGCGCTGCGGAAGGCTGGAAAGCACCATCGCCACCGGTGCCAAAGCGTACGGGCCTGGTGCTTGCCTGTCCAGCCTGTTGCAACTTCTGCGCTTCCTTCTGGGCATCAAAAAGAGCGCGTTCCAGGCGGATCCGCTCCTTGGCAAACTCGATCAGTTGCTCCTCATTTTGTTGGAGGAAAATCCGCTGCTCAAACAGCTTGTTCCCGTTCTGAAGCAAGGTGTTCAGCTCTCCCTGCGAGGCCGTTTCAAGGTTAACATTCCCGATATATTCTGGATAATTTCGCTGAAGCTCCGCAATCGCCTGGTTCCTTGTAGCTTCGGAGGAGTTCACATCTTTCAACACAGCAACCAGGGCATTAAATTCAGTCTGCTGCTCCCGCAGCTTTTCTGAAAGCGGGATGCTGAAAAACTTATTGGCCGATTCGACTAGGCTTCCAAATCCATCCACAATCGCCTTCAGGAAGCCACCACCACTACCGAGCGTAGCAAACAGTCGAGTGAAGTTGTCGCCCAAGTTAGACAGTGATCCATCCAGTGTGGCGGCCACGGCAGCCGTCGCGCCAGAGATACCAGGCAGCTCCCCCAGCTTTAGCAGGTAGGCGTTTAGATTCTCAGACGTATTTTTGAATGTCTCCGCCTGGCCACGGAAGGTCACTCGAACATTATCGCCTTCCTTGCGAGCCACCACGCCAAACTCCTTCAGACGCTCGAACTCACCCGTTTGGGCGTCGAGAATCGCCTCCACAAATTGGTCAATGGATTTGCCACTGGATGCGGCGATATCACCCATCGTGCGCAACTGCTCGATGGTGGGGTTGAAGTTTCGCTGCTGAAGCTTTGTAAATGCCCCTACCACTTCATTCAAGGCAAATGGCGTGGTGGCCGCAAACTCCTGAAGCTGCTGGAAAATCGTAAGCGCCTTCAGCTCGGATCCACCGGTGGCGTTTTTCAAAACCGCGAATAGCTTCTCGGTTTCCCGGGTAGCATTCACGATGCCACCAATGGCCGAGAACGCAGCGAATACGCCACCGATCACTGCAGCTGTCTTACCGAACCCATTCAGTACGCGCTGCCAAGCTGTGGTTTCCTGCCTGGCAGCTTGCATGGATGCTTTCACCCCTTTCGTGCGGGTATCAAGCTCTTTCAGCTCCTTCGCGGCCATTTTAAACTCCTCACTATCCACAGGCAGCTTTACCAGCAACCTACGCAAGTCCCGCGCGCGGGATTCCATCTCCTGAAGGGTTTTTGCGGCTTGCGCATTGTTGATCGTCAATATGAGATCAGCTCTATCGGTTCTAAGGCTCATTTGGGTTTTGGTTGGGGTTTATGCTTGGTATGCCTTCTTATTATGCTCGGCCACGGCATCGGTCCAGACCCGGATCAATAAGTCGTACCCGACCTCGATGTCTCGTGTCTTGCCCTTATTCCACCAGGACCGTTTGGGCGCAGTTCTTTTCTTCCTGTAATTGGTAAGAATGCCCCAGGCAATGCGATTGAGAATTCGCTCTCTGGGCTGGCCGATATACTCGAAGCCGTAGTCCTTTTGGCCGTTTGATTTGGCAAAATTGGACAGGCCTTCCGCTTCGGCCCACTCCTTCAGAAGTTCAATCATCTCCTCGCCGCCCGGATTCTCATAGCGTCGGCGCATGTCTTGCAAGCGGCCATAACTCTTGGCCATGAACACAATGAAGTGCAGCCCCTTGTCAGGCTGCGAATTGACTTTCGCGTCGAGCGACCTTAAAAGGTCCTTACTATTCACCAACCCTCGGTTGACAACGTCGTTGCGCCGGTTCTGCAAAAACTCGAGCGCAAATGGGCGGAGCCACTGGCTAATTGCTTGGTCTGGGGTCATGCCCCAAAGGTGCCACAGCACTGACCCGCCGCCATAGGACACAAAAAAGCCCGACCGTTTCCGGAAGGGCTTTTTTGTCGGCATCTTTACTTCAAATCTTCTCACCTGCCGAGATAATCGGAATTCCGATTATTTAGGCGTGGCCGGATCAAAAGACCTAAAAAAAAGAATAAACAGGGCCTTTGGCGCTTTAGTTAGCCTGCGAGGGCGGTTACCTTCTCCTTTCCAATCAGAGATTTCTCCGTCCGAGAATCTAATCCCGGTTTCGGCTTCTACCCATCGAATAAAGTCGCGAGCGGTTTTCCCCGTAGATTCAAATTTTTGTTTTAGTTCGAGATTATTCATTGCGGAAGTGTAAAACGTAGCGAAGAATTCCTTTTGCCTCATTATCAAAAATCGCCTTACTCTCAATAATATTAAAGAGGTGTGAAAACTCGGCTGCATGTTCGGGGTGGTTTTCCATAGCGTCATCAAGGAGGGCCAGGGTGGAGTTCAGAAGAAATCTTGAATTTTCCATTGTATTAATGTTTGAGTTTTGCAACGTTGCATTATTGCTTCGCTGGTTGAGAGCACAAAGGTATTGTTTCGTAAATTACGAAACAATACCTTTGGCAATTATTTTTTTAAAAACTTGAACTCGAGCGCGTGGCATCACTTCCCCTCCGGGAAAGGCAGCGCAGTCTGCCCCGTAAAACGATTGAGCCGAATATCCTCAATTGTGGTATCAATCTCTTTCATCTTCGATTTCAGTTCCCGCACCGTTTGATTGGCCAGTATCAACTGTTCTTCAGTCCGCTCCCTCAAGTCAATCATCTGCGACTCGTATTCGTTCTCACGGATCCACACGTCAATACTTTTGTAAGTGTCCAGCATCTTCTCCCGAAGCCATGCCATGAAGCGGTATTGCTTCTCGACTGATCCCGGCTTTCTTTTATCATTGCTGATACTAGCAACCCAGGCGTAGAGGTCAAAAATTGACATACAGTTCATCTCTCGACGCTTGTTATCAGCCCCAACTGTATAGTCTAGCCTATATAGTTGAGCGAAAAAAGGATGCGCTTTAAGCCAACTGTCCTGAGTTTGGTAGTTAACATCAAGGAGCTCGCAAACGGTTTTTACTGGCACCATCCGATGCCCATCTTGGATTGGGCAGGAGATTTTCACATTGTCGAACGTTAGTTCGGTCGGTGTGATGGAGATAACATCTTTTTCCATAAATTATGAAGATTTAGTAGTGACAGGTTTATCCCTCAACAGATAATGCGCATAAGCCGCCTGCATGAGCGCGGATTGCAATAACAGCAGCTCATTCAGGCCAGCGACGGCCTGGTCGTCAAGCTCATCAACCAGGAGGATGGTAAGGGCAGCATTGTTTAGGGAAATCATGCTTTCAAAGCATGACCATTCGTCTGCGGTGCGTTGCGAAAACATCCGCTGTGCACTCTGGAGATCGCGAAGGTTGCCTTCGCGGGTTGTTTTTTCGTCGGGTAGCATGACAGAAAAAAGTTTGCACGGCTACCCTGGAAGGCTACCCAACATCTGCCGCTAGGGAAGACGTGGCAACCAGGGAGCCGCTTATTTTAACCAAGAAATGAGAGTCGAAATTGCTTCGACAGATGTTGAGTAGCGGGACAAAGGTAATGCAAGGTTTTGAATTCACTCAATCTTTCTCAGCCAGAACATTTCGCCAAAAGGGTGCGCCGGGTGGATGTTGCGCACTTCCAGCACACTATCGCCCAGGAAGTCAATCTTCCAGATGCGCGCCGGGTCGTGCAGGTCGCCGCCTATGAATACAGTATCCTGCCGGGTGGCATAAGGATACTCCAGCTCCGTAATCGTGGCGCCGAACTCCTCCAGGCGCTGCACCATAAATCCGCCGCCAAACGCATACTGCCAGTCTGGACCAATGGGCATCAGCCGCCGCCATCGGCCCTCGAGACTTGGGGTGTGGCATGGGGCATCTGGCAGATGGTTTTCTGCGCAGGCGGAGAGCAGGAGGAATAAGGGGAGTAAGTAACGCATGGCTCAAAATTATAAAAAAGGCCGGAACGAATGCAATGCACCCGTCCGGCCCTCAATTCACAATTATCACATCATCGTACCGGCTGGGGCTGCGCCGTCTTGCGGACGAACTTAGCTCCAACCCAGCGGGCAAGACGATTGAGCGGATTTTTTGCAGCCTTCTCGGCTGCCGCTCTTTGTTTCTGAAATTCGGCAAAGCCGGTCTGTAGTTGCTCCTTTGTGGCCAACAGGGTCAATTTTGTATAATTGAATCGGCGGTACATTTTTGCGCCACCTGGTCCGGGGACACCAAGGACCTCGAACTTTACCCAGTCCGCCGCTACCTGGACAACCAGTCCGCGTTGCTTGCTTGGTCCATGGGCCACGGCGTCTCCAACGCGGATCTTATTTTTTCGGGCGATGCCCGACACGTGCGGGCGATTGATTGAAACTTGCATGTGTTGATGAATTATAATGGTGAATTACTCGCAGCAGTCCTCCGTTTCGCAGGCTGCGCCGGTTAGTTCAAATTCAGTGCGCCATCCCCAGTCGTCGTCGCCGCTCCACTTGTATTTCTGCTCGGAAATTGCGCCTTCCATATCAAAAAGGAAAGGCGTTGGGTGCGTCTCGCTGTCAGCCTGCATCCGTTGTAACACCTGCTCCGTAAGCAGGTGCATCTCGTCGAGTGCATCATCTTGAACATCTTCGGCCCCTCCTGGCGCATCCGTGAGGCATAAAAAAGCCGTATGAAAGTCGCGCACCAGCGTCCCGTTACGGCGCAGGCGCATCTCGGGCGTTTCCAGCCAAAGCACAGGGTACTTCAGCGAGCTCAGTTGCCGGTTCAGAATCCGGTCGGAGTTGCCGTACACAAACGAGCAGCCGAATTCGGCTGCCAATTCGGCGAAATACAACTTTAGCGTGGCGGGGTTGGTAATCATGGCTCAAAAGTCAAAACCTTGCGTGGCGCACAATAGGACAGAAGTCGAGGCTACTCTTGCCCAAAACTTTTAGAGGCAACTTTTTGCCGCAGGGCATCGGCTTTTTGTTGCCGGATCCGGTCCACCAGGAATAGGCACAGATCATGGAAGGGTACCTGGTACACGAGCTTCACGTCTCGCCCAAAGGGGCCGTCAATGGCCAGGCTAAAATACACCGACCACCAGCCCAGGGAAGGAGCCGTGCTTCCCTGCTTTTCTTCACCCTCAGGCTGCTCGAAAAGCACCTTGCCGTAAGAATTTGCGATGAACTCTTTCACCCCGGCGAAATACAGGATCACTGCTGTCCGGATGTCTTCCGGCAGATCAGCGAAGTGATCGGCCCGGGCCTGTGCCTCGCTTTTGCTGAGTAGTGGCGCGCGCCGGTCGCCGCGCGTGATGGCGGCTGATTCGTCCTGGTGCGCCTCGCGGCAAAGGGTGCCGCAGAGCATCAATATGCTTTTCTCCTGCCCGGTTTCAGCCCACTTGCAGAACGCCTCATCGGCAATGGCGTACTCGATGGCCACGAGGTTCACGCCGTGTGTTTTGGGCAAAAAGTATTCCTGGCCCTTGTATTCAAACTGCGTGATTCTGGGCGAAGGATGGGGCATTGCTTCCAGCCAGGGCATCGCCTCCAGGAGCGCAAAGGCCTGGTCGTCACTCAGGCGGCGGAATACGCCTTTGGGCAGCTTCAGCAGGTAGCGGATGGCTGCCATCTTCCCGGCGTCGCCGGCATGAGAAAGCAGCGCGCGCCACAACGGCAACCGCCGCGACTCCTCTACCTCATCGAATGAGGCAGGAAGTACGCGGCGGTAGGTGCTGCTGAGGATGCGCCACCGGCGCGGGATTTTGATCTCGACCGGTATTGGCATGGTCTGCTTAGGCTTCGGTTTCGGGATTAGGCTTTTTGAAGCGCGAGCTCCATCTTTTCACCAGGTTCACGTTGCTGCCTAGGGCGCTGAGGGTGTCCTCGATGAGGTACTCCAACTCCTTGTCTTCAATCTCGAAGCGAAGCTTCACATAAGACAGGAGGTCCTGGCGTTCCTGCGGAGTGAGCGCGAGAAAGCGTTGCAGCGGATTGCCGATGTCCTTGATTGCGGCGGCGGCTTTATCCCACAAGGGATACAAGTATTGAAGGTCGAGCAAGTTGAACTTGCCGTCTTCAGCGGCCTTATTGAAGGCTTCCACGGCGCCAAATGCGAAATCGAGTACTTCTTTTAACTCCTTGAGGTTGTTCTCCGAATTCATTGTATTGAGGTGAATTTAGTTAAGCGGTTACAGTGGCCAGCGCACGGGCCTTCTCTTTCGGGGAGTCTCTGCGCTGCTCCTGGGCGGGTTTGGATCGGGTCGGCTCCGGCGTGACGAGCTTTACGGATGAGCGCAACTTGTCAATCAGCTTGCAGGCTGATTCTTTACGCTTCATGTTGCTGGCGACTAGTTCGTTTTTCATTTGTCAATTGATTTTGCGATTCTGGCCACATCGTCTCGCAGATCACCGATGGCATCGGCTACGGCATCGAGCGCCTTAATGGCGTCGTAGTTTGCAGTTAACATCTCACGCTGAAGCTCCACCGATTGCCTGTGTAAATACACCACTGCCGTAGACAGCGCCACGACCGCCGCCGCCAGCGAATACAGCATCAGCCGGAGGATCGGGTTGGTGATTGCTTCGTAGGTGAGTTGTACGGCTTCTTCGTTCATTGTCCAGCGGGGATCCACCAAGAGGTGTATTTTGGGAACTGCTCGGTGAAATCACCGATTTGTTCCGGAGTGAATTCGCGTGGGCGCACCAGGTCTTTACGCCCGGGCAACTGAATGCCGTGGGTGTAGTCTGGGCCAACGTATTCGAGGTGCACAAACGTGACCTCAGCCATCGAGACTGCGGCTTCTTGAAGCGCAGTCTCGATATTGCTGGGGGTTTCTTGCTCCTCCGTTTTTTTGGTTCTAGGCATGACTAGTAAGTGATTGTACCAGTATAGAAGTAAGGCGCGTACGCCGACTGCCATACGATGGTTACTTCGTAGCCGTTTTTCGGATCGGTGGTTTCACGCACCCGCACCGTACAGCCGTTGCTTTTGCTTCCAACCAGGCGCGGAGATCCGTTACGGTCTGGGATGATTGCAATGAGGTTGTCGCCCGTCAATCCGTTAAAAGTGTGGGTCTTGCCCGCCTCCAACTTCTGGACGAATATTTTCACCTCAGTGTTCCAAAGGCCGTTTTCGTCCCGTTCGCATGCCCAGCTTGCGCCATCCTTTGCGAAGCCCCAGCGGAAAAATTTACCCGCAGCAATAGCCGGTGGGCCGACAACGGGAGCGCGATAAGTGATGTTGCTGGAAATTTCGTGAGTGCCCGCACCAGCGGCGGGTATTGCAAGAATCTGATCCTCGCAGGTTATAGCAAGCTCTCGGTCGAGGCCGGGAGCATTGACGCCACCACAGAAGGCTGCGATCTCGTCAATGGTGCACAAACATTCATCCATGGTTTAAAAGAGATTGGCCGAAGAAACGGCAGGTTTTTAGTTGGGTTTGGTTGGCTTTAAAGGGCCTTAATCGCGCTGGAATTGCCCGTGATGAGCGTTTCCAAGAGGCCTTTGTCCTGGGAAATCTCCTGAGGCGTCTTGTGCCCTTCTTCCAGAATCACGCCATGCACGATAAGGTAGTTTTTGCCTTTGAACTTGACAGGTTCGCCGGTTTTGACAACGACTACTTTGCCGTCGCCTTTGGTAGCACGTTCTGCTTCAAGGTCAGACATGAGCTGCGCAATGCGTTTTTCCTGTGCAGCAAGAGCCTCACCTTGTGCGGCCTGCATAGCACTCAATTCTTCGGGCGATAATTGAACCGGGTTTGCCTCTTTGGATGCGTTTTCCATATTAAGTTGGAATCTAAATTTTGTGAGAAGGATGGCGAGCCAGATTACCCTGGCCCGCCGTGCTTGATTATGGTGTGGTGAGCGACTACGCCTGGTCGTTTACAACCAGGATTCCGTTTTTCTGAAGAAGGATTTGAACGCCCATGCGGAAGTCCATCCAGAATTGGAGTACCCGGATGTCATCCTTCACATTGAATTGGGTATCTGTCGGGCTGTCTATGCCAATCACGAGATTCTCGCGAGGCGTCATGATGATCCGATTGGATCCAGCCAAGCCATTGATCGGGATGATGCGGGTGTTGCCATTACCCAGTTCGTACTCGACGCCTCGGTACCCTGCATCGGTAATTTGGATGTACGCAGGATCCACCTTATAGGCATCCTTGTAGGCGATGCGATAGACATCATAGAGTTGATAAGACATTAGGATATCCACACCACCTTCTTTGTAAGGCGTCAATACTTGCGCCCACATTAAACGCAAATCGGCGATAATGTCAACACTGGTGCTTGGGCCCGTGACCACAGCATTGATGTCTCCAGCCGCAAGGGCTTCCACAATGATCTGGAGGTATCCGTCAAAAGTCTGGCGCAGGAAATCTCCATCGGCTGGCGACGCCTCTTCTACTCCCTGCCAAACGGCAGTCTCAAACTCCTGCATCAACTTGCCCATCATTTTTTCCATGACGTAAGCAGCATACGGCCAGTCGCCTGGGTTCTGGCCCTTTTTACGGAGCGCGCCCAGGTAAGAGGATTCATACTGTTGTGGTACGATTTCGAAATCCACCTTATTCAGCACGGTTTTCAAGATACGTGGCTTGAACGCAGCGGCATTGGCTACCGGCGCAAATGCTTTGCCCCAGCGGCGCGTGAGGTTATCCCCCACTTCCAGCTGAGTAATTACTTTTTCGCCCTTGATCCCTTCGTGGATCTGGGCCAGATCGGCGGTTTTGAAGCCGTAGAACATCTCACAAAAGAGATCATCGGCATAGGTGCGAACATAGTCCTGAAACGCAATCGCGTATTCGTGATTTAAGCTGTCCATTTTGTTTTTTGGGGTTTACTCAAGCCGCATCCGCACGGAAAAAGCGCGGACGGGCAGAGCTGGTTTTCAGGTTTGGGTTTGTATCGTTGGCTATGCAGCCTTTCTCTTTTGTCTGGCTTCGTAGGACGCCATGGCTTTGGCCGTAATTGGGTCTTTCTGGAAGGTTTTTACACTGGAGCCTTCATCACCGGCAGCGCCAGTGGTGTGTTCATCCGCGGGTTCTGCTTCCAGTTCCGTGATGCGCTTGTTGGCGGCTGTCAGGGCCGTTTCCTTTTCCTGCACAGTGGTTTTTAGGGCCTCTACTTCCTTGGTAATTGCCGAGAACTTTTCGGTGAGCGCACTCATGGCCGTTTCGGCTTCCTGCATTTTGCTGCGCAGGGCGGTCAGTTCTTGCGGCGTGATGGTCAGCTCCTCGGTAGGCGCTTCCTTACCGAAGAAAATTTCTTTAAGATTCATGGTAAACTTTTTGGGGGTTTTGGGTTCGATGCCAAGGGCTTTGAGAATCTCAAAAACCTTATCAGGCTGTGCCTGGGCAAATGTTTTCAACTCAGGATTTTCAGCAATGAAGCTGAGGAACTGTGATACGAATAGGTGCGGGTTGGCATCATTGCTAAAAAGCGCATCCGTGGCCGCACCGGCCTCCACCAGGTCGGTGTAGTAGTGGTCTTGAAATTCGACGAATATTTCGCCAAATTCATCCTTCAGGTTTGTGAACGGCGGGCCGTAATAATCCTCATTGATGATTAGGTTGTGCTTGTTGCCGTTGGGGTTTCTTTGGTAGTAACCCTTCACGCTGAACACAATGCTCGACATGATAAAGTCGGGCTGCTCAGCCGCCATTTTAAGCACCCAGGAGCGCATACCTGGATGGGTAGGGCTTTCCTCTGATGCCGACAAAAGGTGCAAGTCCGCAATTTCCTGAAGCTTTCCGTTCACTTCGCGCAAGCGGAAGTTTTTGAAAAGCCCCAGCTGGGTGCCCATCGTTTCGCCACTCGCTGAAGGATGCCCAAAGCGAGCCTTTAGGCCGCGCTTGGCGTAGTGTTTCACATCGTATTTCACGATGTTCTCGATGAACTCCGCTTCCAGGTGAACGCCATGCCCTTTAGCAGGGCCTTCCTGTACCATGACCACATCCGGAATGATGCCGTTGTCGGCATCAATACTGCCAGACTCAAAACCTCCCTCTGTGGGGCGGCTTCGCATCCAGCGTATGTTTTTAATTTCTTCAGGGGTCATGGTCGTAAGAGGCTGTGCAGGATTTTAGGATGGATCGGGCGACTATCTACAGGTTACGGTGTAGAAGAATTTCAGGTCCGCCGTAGAGGCTGTGACCGCCGTTCCTGCGGCGTTGAGGGCAAAACCTGCGGCAGTAGTCGTGGCGAAAACCCGGGCCACCATCGTGGCCGCGAAGGTGCTCGAGGGAGTAAGTACTACCCTGCACCCATTCGGGCAAGCAACCGGAAGTGTTACCGTGGCGATTACACCGGTCGTAGTGGTGCTCGTTCCGGTATCAATGTCAATTTCACCGCTGAGTCCATTTCCAACAATTGATACCGTGGGGCTTCCGCCTGCTGCTGCGCCTGCTGCGATAGTAGGTGCTCTGGCATCCGTGCCGATTAGCTGTGGAGTTGCTCCTCGCACAATGTTGCGGAGGGCCACCAGGCGCATGGCTGTGGTAGAGTCAGTAGCGGAGGTCTTGATAGAGTCCATGTGGCCGGACCACAAGTTTGCCTCTCGGCTGGAGTATCGGCTAAGAATATGGGTGGATTTGCCAGAAACGTTGTACCGTACTGCAATACCATTTTTAGGGAGCAAATGATTGAATTGTGCCGTGTTGGCGCGTAGGTGGGTGTTCTCCAGCCAGGCGAGCTTCTGGTTTGCGGTACTCAAGCCTGCGATGCTAACAGTGCTGATATTAGCCTTGTACACGCTGGCCCGGGTTTCGACCAGGCGAGCTTCAAATACTTCCGTGTTGCGGTTGTAGGTGAAGTAAAGATCGTCAAGTCCATATAGATGGTTTTTTACGCCACTGGATACGACTTCGGCAGAACCTGCCGTAAGGGTAAGGGTTTGTGCGCCAAGCGGGCTGAGATATGCCAAAGCGAGGAGCACTGTAAAGAAAAGAGCCTTTCTCATGAATGGTTTTTTGGGGTTGAAAATTGAATGCTTCAATCGTAGGTACAAAAGTGCCTGGTGCTCGCGTGGGCGGGTAGGACACGAAAAAAGCCACCCTGCATTGCTGCGGGGTGGCTACCTTTCTAACACACTCAAAACTTTCTCATAGGGGCATTTTTAGCCCGAAAATGCCGAGGAATTCCGGTAGAAGATCCAGCCCGCTCAAAAGCGAAATCGCCACAATCATGGATACCATGCAGATGATTACGATCTGCCAAATTCGGCGCACGGTTTTCATCTCATATCGAATACGTTGCCAGTCAGCCGCTATGCTGACCAGTACTGCAGTGAGTAAGGCAAGGGTGGGTTTTTTCATTGCCGGAAAGGATTTTTGGAAGGCTGCCTTTTTCGATACATCAACACCACATCGGGATTGAACTTCACCCCGTTGGTGTCGTAAAAAGTTTCCTCGATGTAAACCTCGTCTGCATCTTGGACGATTCTGCTCACCCGCCAACCAGGTAAAACCTCCACACGGATGTCATATTCAGGGTAGCCAGCGAATATTTTAACGGAATCTATATAGATTACGAACACGCACATGGTGTCCCGCTGTTGCGCAGCACAGAGCTGCGCAACAGCGCATAGGAGCGAAGCGAGCAGTAGTTTTTTCATTGTGAAACTTTGTAGTGCATTTTGTATACACTGCCATTCACAGCAGTATTGCCAAGCGTGCCGGATTTGATAATGAATTCATCTACTGTGATTGAAGATTCATCACAATGCCACAGTCGTCCACCACCTGCGAGGTAAAGCATCTGCCCCGCGTTTTCGTTGGCTGAGGTGATGTTCACCGCCTTGGGGACTACATCGTAGTCCGTGTGAAAGTCGAGCGTGACGACCGTCGCGTTGGCCACAGGAGAGCTACCCACCGTAACCGTGATCACGCCGCCCAGGTCATTGCCTACCACAGAGGCCGAAGCGCCTGTGCCTGCGCCTGTGCCCACGGTGACTGTAGGCGTTGGGCGACAGCTTAGGCGCTGCCAGTCGGTTCCATCATAGACACACTTGCCCTGGATGGTCGTGTTCCAGAATTCAAGCCCTTCTACCGGGCTTGCAATGGCTAACATTTCTGCGTTTGTGCCGCGTGGGCCGAGGAAGCCGCGTGTGGCACTATTTACCTGAAGGGCCGCAGAGGACTCATTTGTGCCGCCTCCGACCATAGCACGTTGGTTGCCAATGATCCGAAAAGCTTCGTTCGTAACAGCGCTGTTGACTGTGTTGAATACGATGTCAGAGGTTCGAGTAGCGTCGGTAGCGTTGGTCCATACTGCGTCCATGGAAGCGATGTCCCGACTGCCTATCAATCCTGCTTGTGATACCATTTGTAATCTAGTACCAAAGCCTGCAACGGTGGTATTCGTTGAGGCGGTGTTTAAGTTAATGGCAACAGGGGCATTAGTCGTTAAACTACTCCTTGATAGTTGTACTATACCAGAGCTATTACCTATGATCGTGGCTCCAGTGGTATTGCCGAATGTCATGATAACAGATCCGCCGCCAACGACAAAGTCTGTTGTCGGCACGATCTGGTCATTGTCTATTCTCAAAGCCGACGCTGTGCCGATCGTCAAAGAGCCCTCTGCGTCGTCGGCCCTGTCAAACTTGAAGGCTTCTGCCAATGCCCCGCCATTGTCGCCTAGCATAATCCCAAATGCGGCTTCGCGGCTTGCATGGGTTGCTGTGGTCCAGTAGGAACGAATCCGCGCCATTTCTTGGTCATTGGTCGTCGAGCTTTCGCCACGGAAAAGGATCCCGTTGCCGAAATTCGCAGCCGCCGTGCCCGTGCTGTTGATGTTCAGCGCAAGCTGGTCGGTGACGGTATTTGTCGCAGCGACGCTATTGGTGGCCGTGATGTTTTTGTTTGTCCCGATGGTCAGAACCGTCGTGTTATTCTGTTCCAGCGAAACGGTGTTGTTATCGTTTGACCCTATCACAAACCCTGCACCGAAGGAGTTACCATTGTTATTCACATCCCCCCCGCCGCCGCCCGTTGCGGCGATGGTGACAATCCCGTCCAGGCCAGTGCCGGTCGTGGTCAATGTGATGCCAGAGCCTTCTGCCAATTGCACTGACCCCCCCGTATTTGACAATGTCACAGTGTGCGTTGTAGCATTGCTTGTGTTCGATAGGGTTTGTAGTTCGTTCGTGATGCTGCCATCTACTTCCGTTGCCGTGATGGTGATATTGGTGCCGGAAGCCGAAAAGGCATTTATTCCCCCTGCTGTAAAGGTCACGTCGCCGCCTGTGGATGAATTCAGTGTGACCGGCGAAGCCGTCCCCGTAAAGCTTAAATCGGTAGCCCCACCCGCATCGTCTGCTGGGGCCCATGCCGTACCGTTCCATTTGATAGCCTGGCCACTTGTTGCGCCGGCTTGAGCAATTTTGCTCATGGTGACGTTTGCATCTAAGATTTTAGCAGTCGTCACATTAGCGTCTAGGATTTTGGCTGTAGTGACGTTGGCATCTAAGATTTTGGCTGTAGTGACGGCATTATCGGCGAGGTCTTCAGCGATGATGGTACCATTCGCAATTTTGTTCGAGGTGACGGTGCCGGTTACTATCGCCGTTACGCCGTCTGCATTGATTGCGATGTCTCCGGACATAGGCACCACCGCCGCGACGTTAGTCAGACTCCCAACCCAAATGCGGGCGTTTTGGAGTGCAGACCCTACAGGGCTTACACCCGTGATGGTCGTATTAGCCGCTTCGGTCAGCCTCCCATCAGCGTCCACCGTGAAGGTAGCTACTTGTGTGCCGGAGCCATACGACCCCGCCGCGACCGCGGTGCTGGCCAATTCACTCGGGCCAACCGCGTTCGCCGCAATCTCATCAGCACCCACGCCGTCC